GCATGTTCACGTCCGGTATCCTCGACCGCGTCGAGGCCTTCAAAACGGCGAACAAACGCGAGCCCAGCTACGCCGAAGTCAAGGACATGATCAAGGAAGTGACCGACCTGGCGGCGCAGCGGCCCGAGTTTTTCAAGCCGGAGCAAAAACCCGACGCGGCGCCGACGGCCACCTTGAAGAGCCAGCTCAGCACGGCACACGATATGCTCGACCTTGGCGGCGCAAAGAAGGCGGCCGAGCGGGGGGCCTTCGATACCCTCGTCACCAACGAGGTCGACCTTTACCGCAACGCCAATGGTGGGCGCGATCCGGACTATGCCGCCGTACAGGGGATCATCAAACGCGCGACCAAAGAGACGGTCGTCGAAAAATCGTGGTGGCCCGATAGCACGGTTACGCCGCTCTCGGTCGAGGTGCCGCCGGATGACCGCAGCAAAATCGAGGCCGAGTTTATGAAGTCGCGCAGCCGGAAGCCCACCGAGCTCGAAGTGCGCGAGGCCTATATCAAGGTTCAAGCCAAAAAGGCGGCGCAATGAACGTCGACGACCAGAACGACTATGCCGGCATTGCCGAGGAAATCGATAGCGCCGATACCCTGTCGCCGCCGGTTGACGACAACCCTTACAGCGGAATTGCCGACGAGCTAGACGGCACGGCCGACAGGCGGGCGCAGGCACAACTTCGCGCCAATGTGGCCTGGGCCAAAGAGCAGAACCCCAACATCGTCGCGGACGTCATGCGCGCAGCCGATGCGGTCGGCCTCCCGCGCGGCGCGGTGCCTTACCTCGGCGAGGACTTCCTCGATCGCACCAAGACAGACGACATGCTGCGCGCGCTCGACCGCGCGCCCATCACGAAAGAGCTTTCCGGTGACCGCTCGTTTCTGTCGCTGGCGCAGGACGACATTCCGAGCATCGTTGCCATTGAAAGCAAGATGGATCAATTCGGCACGCTGGCGCCGGGTAAGGAGAGGGCCTTCGATTTCTCAGCGGTGCGGCAAGCAAAGAATGTGGGCGATAGCCTGCTGATCGGTACCGGCGTGGCCAGCAAAGGCATTGTCGGCATGTTCCTGAACGGCGCCGAGGCATTGGGTATCCAGGACGCCGTCGATAGCTACCGCTGGTGGATCGATAGCATCAACCGCAACGAGGCCGCCTTGCGCGGCCGGCAGTCTTTTGGCAGCGAATTGGAGCAGACGGTCAATCAGGGCGTCGAGAGCGTACCCGGGTCGGCAGCGGGGATCGCCATATCCGCCCTCGGCGCACCCGAGCTTGGCATTCCGATGATCGGGGCGCAGGCCTACGGCAACGCCTATATCCAGGCGCGCGAGAGTGGCCTGTCGATTGGGCAGTCCTCGGTGTTCGCCGGTCAACAGGCCGGTGTCGAAATGCTGACGGAGAAATTGCCCTTCGACAATCTGATGCGCGGTCTCAAGGCGGGATCGCCGCTGCTCAACCTGCTCGGTACCCAGCTCCTGGCAGAGATCCCCGGGGAACAGATCGCAACCGCCTGGCAAGACGCCAATGAGTGGCTGATGCTCCACCCGACCCAGACCCTGGGCGACTACATGGCGGCGCGTCCGAAAGCCGCGATGGATACGCTGGTCGCGACAGTCACGAACACCTTGATGACGACGGGCGGCTCGGCCGCGCTCAACATCGGCCTGCAGCGCCTCGAGGCTTGGCGCGCCGAGCGGAAGTCGGAGAAGCTCAAGGAGATTTTCGCCGACGCCAGCAACTCGAAATTGCGTGAGCGCGACCCCCAAGGGTTCGCGCAAGCCGTCCAGAAAATGGCGGACAAGGCGGGGGCGCCGGAGGTCTATATTGAGGCACAGGCCTTGGCGCAGATTATCGACAAGGCTGGCGAACAAGCCTCATTAATCGCACCCCAACTGGCGTCGGCACTCGAACAGTTGCCGGAAGCCATCGCGGCCGGTGGCGACGTGCGCCTTCCGGTTGGCGCCCTCGTGGCGGCGGTGTCGGGTACCAGCATAGAGCAGGATATCCTCGACAATATGCGTGCCAATCCCGACGCTCTCAGCGTGGTCCAGGCCAAAGAGATCAGCGCCGGCGACGCCATGGCGGAGCTTGAAAAGCAGGCCCAGGTCGTTTTTGAGCTGCAGCAGAGCAACGATACATTCATGCAATCGGCCGACCGGGTGCACCAGGAGATTCTCGGCCAACTCAACCAAGTGAAGCGTTTCACCGAGACGGTCAACGCGAGCTACGCTGAGCTCGTAAAGAACTTCTATGCCGTGCAGGCCGACAAACTCGGCGTAACGCCCGAGGAGCTCTATCAGAAATTTCCGCTGCAGATTGCTAGTGCGGTCGAGCCTGGGGCGCAGGGGATGGATCAGGCCTTCCGTCCTCGACCGTTTATCGAATTCACCCAGAAGCTCGATGCGCTCAAAGCGGGGCAACCGATCCGCGGGGAAAGCCTCGATATGGGGCGCACCATGGCCACCTTGCGCGCGGCGGGCTTGCCCGACCTGCCGCTGGTTTACCAGCAGCGCGAGGCCCACAAGACGCTACTTGGCAAGCATAAGGGCCTGATCGACGAAGAGACGCTACGGCGCCTGCCCGATCAGCTTGGCGACCCTGTTCTGGCCTACCGTCAGGAGGACGGTCGCACCGTCGTGCTGTTCCGCGATGCCAAGGGCAACGATGTGCTGACCGTTATCAAGCCCAACGCGGTGAGCGGAGGTCGACGGGTCAACCTCATTGTGACGACGCACCCCAAGGCACGGCCGAACGCCGTTCTCGCGGCAATCCGCGAAAACCGGGTGACCTACTATCATCGAGAGAAAAGCCTTGGCTGGTTTGACCAGGCCCATCAAAGTGCGCCGAAGCGCGATGGGGAGGGAGCCCAACCAAGGCCAGCCCCCAATGTAGTAACCGACGCCGACGTCGTCAAGGATGAGACATTGCGGCAAGGCGAGGCGGCCCCGCGCGGGTTCTATACCCCCTCGGCCCGCCGTATCTCTTTGCTGCAAAATGCAAATTTATCAACCTTCCTGCACGAGACGGGGCATTTCTTCCTCGACGTCTACGAGGAACTGGCGAGCCAACCGGATGCGCACCCCGAGATCGCGCGCGATATGCAGACGTTGCTCAAATGGTTTGGCGTCAAGGACATCGCGACGTGGCGGGCGTTGTCGTTGAAAGAGAAGCGTCCCTACCACGAGAAATTTGCCGAAGGGTTCGAGCGTTACCTGTTCAAGGGCGAGGCGCCCAGCGTCGATATGCAAGGACTGTTCGCCAAGTTCCGCGCCTGGATGATCGCCGTCTACAAATCCCTCAAGGGCACTTTCTCGCCGGAGGTGAAGGCGGTCGTCGATCGGATGATAGCCAGCGACATGCAGATCGCCCAAGCGGAGGCGGTGCGCAACATGGCGCCGATCTTCTCCACGGCCGAGCAAGCCGGCATGACACCGGAAGAGTTTGCGGCCTATCACGAGCTCGCGCAGCGAGCGACGGAGGAGGCCCGGCAGGATCTGCAGAAGCGCAGCCTGGCCGATATGAAGTGGCTTTCCGAGGCCAAGGCCAGGGCCCTGCGAGAGGTGACCAAGGACGCAAAGCTAAAGCGCGCCGAGGTCGAGGCCGAGGTGCGAGACGAAGTTCTGCGCCAACCGGTATACGCGGCGATGCGCTTTATGTCGCATGGCGAATTGCCGCCCGGGTTCGAGCCCACCAACAAGGCGGCCCGCCGGGCGGGACAATCCAGCCAACTCCAGGGGAACAAGATATCGCTCGCTGCCCTTGAGGAGATGTACGGCCCCGGTGCGCCCTCGCTCTCTACCGGCAAATATGGGTTGGCGACCAAAAAGGGCGGCCTGCACCCACAGGTCATCGCCGACCTGTTCGGTTTTCGCTCGGTCGACGAGTTCCTGCAGGCGATCACCAAAGCCGAGCCGCTCGGCGATCTGGTCGAGGGCATGACCGACCAGCGCATGCTTGAGCGCTACGGCGACATATCGAGCCCCGACGCTCTCGAGCGCGCCGCCGAGGCCGCCGTGCACAACGAGGCCCGGGCACGCTTTATCGCCGCCGAGCTTGCGGCCTTGCAGAAGGCGAACGATACCACCACGCAAACCGGCACGGACAGGAACGGTCGCAAGGTCAGTGCCAATACGCTGGTTCTCGCGGCGCGGAAGCTCGCGGCCGAACTGATCGGGCGGACGCTCGTCAAAGACGTCTCGCCCGCCCAATACGCCGCGGCGGAGGCCCGCAACGCCAAGCAGACGTTCGAGGCCATGAGCGCGGGCGATCTCGAAAAGGCAGCAGCAGCCAAGCGACAGCAATTGATCAGCCACCGCACGGCGACGGAAGCAATCCGCGCGCAGGCCGAGGTGCAGAAGGGGCTCCGCTACCTGTCCAAATTCGCAAAGGACAAGGTACGGCAGAATATCGACCCGGAATATGTCGAGCAGATTTTTAACCTGTTGGAGCGGTACGACCTGCGCAAGTCGACCACCCAGCGCCAGATGCAACGCCGCCAATCGTTGCTGCAATGGTATGAGGCCCAGCTCGCCGGCGGTCAGCAGCCCGTCGTGTCGCAGGCCCTGCTGACGGATGCCCGCAAGCTATCCTATAAGCAACTGACGGTCGCTGAGTTTCGCGACCTTATCGATGCGGTCAAGAACATCGAGCATCTCGGCAGGCTCAAGCAGCGGCTCCTCACCAACAAGGATGGGCGCGAGTGGGACGCCATCAAGGCGGATATAACCACGTCGCTGCAGGCGAACCGTACGACCGATCGGCGCACCTATAGCGAGGACGGCTGGCGCGCCAAGGCGGCCGATTTGTGGAACGGCTTCTTGGCACTGCACCGCAAGGCCGCCAGCCTGATCTACGAAATGGACGGTTTCAAGGATGGCGGCGTCCTGTGGAACTATTTCATCCGACCGATGAACGAGCGCGGCGCGCTCGAAGCCTCGATGCGCGAGCGCGCCACCATCGATCTGTCGCGGATCATGAAGCCGTTGCTGAAGAAGGGCGGGCTCGGGGGGCGTCGGATCCTTTACGCCGAGGTTGGGCAAAGCCTGACGCGGGAACAGCTCATCACCGTAGCGCTCAATCGGGGGAACGAAGGCAACCTGCAGCGCCTACTCGACGGCGGCATCAAGAACAGCGGGCCGCTGCGCATTGAGCAGATCGACGCGTTGCTCAGCCATCTGACCGCTGACGAGTGGAAGGTGGTCCAGGCGATCTGGGACTATTTCGATAGCTACCGCCCGCAGATTGCCGAGAAAGAGCGCCGAGTTGCCGGCGTCGAACCGGAATGGATCGAGCCGGCGCCGTTTGCAACGCCGCACGGCACAATGCGCGGCGGCTACTATCCGATCAAATACGACGCCAAGGCCAGCAAGAAAGCCGAGCAGTTTGCCAACGCCGAGGCTGCGCGGGCGCAGATGCAGGCGGCCTTTACCAGCTCCACGACCCGGCGCAGCTTTACCAAAAACCGGGCCGAGGCCGTAAGCGGTCGCCCCTTGATCCTGAATTTCAGCGGCATCTATCAGGGGCTCAACGAGGTCATACACGATCTGGCTTGGCATGAATGGCTGATCGACGCCAATCGCATCCTGCGCGACGAGAGCATTGACCGGGACATGCGCTCGGGTTGGGGGCCGGAGAGCATCCGGACACTCACCTCGGCCGTCGAGGATATCGCTCGCGGGGACGTCGGGGCGCAGAACGAATTCGAACGGATCATCAACCATCTACGGACCGGCGCGACTATCGCCGGTTTGGGGTGGAACCTCATGACGTCATTGATGCAGCCGCTCGGCCTGACGCAATCGATGGTGCGTGTCGGCACGCCATGGGTGGCCAAGGGGATGACGGCTTGGATCAAAAACCCGGTCGCCTCTATCGAGCAGATCCACGCCAAATCGGAATTCATGCGGCTGCGCGGCAAGACGATGCAGCGCGAACTTAACGAACTCGAAAACCGGGTGCAGGGCCAATCCGATGGCGGCGCGCTGTTCCAAACCTCGCTGTTCTACATGATCCAGAAATTCCAGGCTTTGGCCGATGTGCCGACTTGGTTGGGGGCGTACGAGAAGGCCCTCGCCGGCAACGAGACGGAGGAGCGCGCCATCGCCTTGGCAGACCAGGCGGTGCTCGACGCGCAAGGCGGCGGCCAGCAAAAGGACCTCGCCGCGATCCAGCGCGGCGGTCCCATGATGAAGCTGTTTACCAACTTCTATTCGTTCTTCAACACCACCTGGAACTTGGCGGTTGAACGCACAAAGGCGACGGCGGCAAAGCCCAGCCCACAGGCCATCGCCGGCTTGGCGGTCGATTACGCCCTGCTGTTCGCTGTTCCGGCCATCGCCGGTGAGCTCATGCGCATCGCCCTGAACGTCAGTATAGGCGGGGAGCCGCCCGACGAGGAGGAGATTGCCAAGCGACTTGCCGCAGCGCAGCTCTCCTACCTGCTCGGGACGTTGGTCGGGCTGCGCGAGATCGGCGGCGCATTTGGCGGCGCAGTCGGATATAGCGGTCCCGCCGGTAATCGGTTTTTTGCAAGTCTCACCGATCTTGGCAAGCAGGTCAGTCAAGGCGAGCTCGACCGGCCGTTGACCCGCAAGGCGATTGATGTGGTCGGCATCCTGACCCATCTGCCTTCCGGACAGATCAATCGTTCCCTCGACGGGGTTCTGGCGCTGTTCGAAGGCGAGACGGCAAACCCGGCGGCGGTCCTTCTGGGCGCCCCGCGCTAGTGGCGCATGACGCCACGCACGGCGGGTAGGATGGCGACAAACCGGAGAGCATCGCCATGCCCGTTAATTCAGCCGTTCGTCGTGCTGGGCCCTATACCGGCGGAACCGTGTTTCCGTTCGACTTTACGGTGTTCGAGGACACCGATGTGCAGGTCGTCGTCACCAACAGCGATGGGGTCGACGCGACCCTCGTCCTAGAGGTCGACTACACCATTTCGCGCAACGCCGACCAGAAGAACGACCCCGGCGGCGAAGTCACTTACGCCAGTCTGGCGGGGGGATCGTCTCTCGTTATCCTTGGGGCGATCGATTACGAGCAAGGTGTCGAGCTACCCTCGGGTGGCAATTTCAACGCATCGGTTATCCAGCAGGCGCTTGACCGCGCCGTGATCATGATCCAGCAGTTGCGCGAGCAGATCTCGCGGGCGCTGCTGCAACCCGTATCGACGGCGTCAACCGACTTGGCCGTGCCGGAGCCGGAGGAGGGAACCTTCCTCCGCTGGGTCGGCGGCAAACTCGTAAACTCGGCGCTGGTCGTGGCTGGCGCATTGTCTCTGCCGGTCAGCATCGCCAATGGTGGCACAGGCGCCTCTACCGCCACCAACGCACGCACCAATCTGGGCCTGGGCACGCTGGCGACCAAGGCCAGCGTCACCCACACCGAGCTCGACAAGACGGCCATCTCGGGTCAGGGCGAGCTCACTGGGGTCGACACCGCCAACGACTTCGTCCTCGCCTGGGACGCCAGCGCCAACGGGGGCACGGGCGGCTTGGTCAAGGTCAAGCCGCAGAACCTTATCAGCGTCGGAGCGGCATCGCTCGACGTCCTTACCAAAACCGTGACCTATACGGCCAACAACACGACCGACAAAGGCAAGGTCATCCGCTTCACGACGTCGAGCACGATCCTCAATCTGCCGACGGTGTCGGGTAACGCGGGCCTTTGGTATTGGGTCGAAAACGCGGCAGCAAGCGGCGACATCACGCTCGATCCGAGCGCGAGCGAAACCCTCGACGGCCTGACGACGCGGTTGCTACGCCCGGGCGATCACGTGCTGCTCTATTGCGACGGTGCGGTGTGGAAGACGCTCTCCGGCGCCTACAGTTTCGAGAGCGCTGAGCAAACTGTCACACCGAATACGGTAGTGCAGGCGGCGCACGGCCTCGGCGTCAAGCCAAATTTCCTCCG